TCAAAATAGAGCAACCTTATAAACTTAAAAAAATGACTAAAATAGTAGAACTTATTATCGATGAGAATAACGAAGAAAATAAAGATGGTGTATTTGCTATTTCTTTAGTAGAAGAACCTGCGATCCAATCAGATTTCATTGCGTTATCAAAACAACAAAAAAAGATTGAGGTAGAATTTGCTACACAAGATAAAGATAAGCAGATATTAACCGGTGCAGTTTTAATACCAAACAAACAAATATTAAGAATAGACAAAGAAACCGGTGATGATTACTATGTTTACTTTTCTAAGGAAACAATTAAACAAGCATCAGAGTTATTTATGATGAATAACTATCAGCATAATCACACACTACATCACGAATCAAAATTGAATAACTTAACGGTAGTTGAATCTTGGATAAAAGATAGTGCATTGGATAAATCTGTTAAGCACTTTAGCAATTTGCCGGAGGGTACTTGGTTTGTATCTGTTAAAGTAAATGATAAGGCAGTATGGGATGAGTATGTTAAGAGTGGCCAGGTAAAAGGTTTTTCAATAGAAGGCTATTTTACTGATAAGATGGAGATGAGTTCAGATGATGCCACATTAGAAAAAATAAGAAACATAATAAGAAAAGGATAATATTGATTATCTTTGAATGTTTTGTTATAAATCGTTGTTTAGGTGGTTTAGAAAGGGCAGAGATTAATTTCTTTGCTCTTTTTTTTTATATTAGCAGTATAAAACAATAATAATTTAAAACAAAACACAATGTTTAAATCCTGCCTAATCAAACAAGTGCTTATAGAGGCACATCGCAAAAAAATATCTTTGTATGTTGTGCAGAGGTATCTAAAACGATACTATAATATAAAGATAGCAGTACGCACATTAAGAAAGAGGAACATTGTAAACAACTTTCTTTAAATATCTAATCCTAACTCCGGTTGGGATTTTTTTTTGCTTAAAAACTAACTTTTCTACAAACACATCTTTGTATTAGTGAACTTATATCTTATAAAAATGACAAAATCAACCAAAATCCTTAATTCAATCAGAGTAGCGTTGGGTATGGAATCAGAAATCGAGTTAATGGCAGAGGCTATTCTTGAGGATGGTACTAAAATCGCAACAGATTCTGAAGAATTTAAAGAAGGTGCAATGGCTTTTGTTATTTCGGAAGATGGAGAGAAAATGCCATTACCATCCGGTAACTACAAAACTCAAGATGGTTTGAGTATGGAAGTTGCAGATGGTGAAGTAATTTCTATCTCTAAAGAGGAAGCAGTAGAAGAGGCTAAATCTGAGGATGATGAAGATTACAACAAATCAGAAAAAGATGAAGAAGAAATGTCATCTGAAACTGAAGAGGTAGATTTGTCTGCATATGCTACGAAAGAACAATTAGTTGAGGCACTTGGAACACTACACACAGAGCTCTCTGAAATGATTGCTAAAGTAGTGGCAGAAAATGAAAACCTAAAAGAAGAATTAGGTAAAGTAACAAAAATGAGTGCTGAAACTCCGGTTAAGCATTCGCAAACAAATTTATCAACTGAGCAAACTACATTCAATACCGGTAACAAGGCTTTGGATATGGTGCTTAATTACAAAAACAATAACTAAGAAAAAATGGCTAAAAATTTTAACTTAAAAAAGGCTACTCCGTATCACTTTGCTACGGATATTGTAGTTTCAAATCCTACTTACGCAGGTGAGTTAGCATTACCATATTTAGCACCGGCAGTAAAATTAGCATCTACCGTTGCAAATGGTTATGTAACAGAATTAGATGGTATTACATCTAAAGCAGTTGTATCTACTCTTTCACCAGGTACAATGATTAAAGCAAGTGGATGTGCTTGGGATAACAATCCAACATCACTTACTTTAGGAGAGAAAGTTCTTTCTACCGTTGATATGATGGTAAACGAGCAAGTATGTAGAGGTACAATCTACCCTACTTGGGTTGCTACTCAAATGAGAGGTCGTAATGGTTCAATCCCTGCTGATTTCGGTGATTTCTTATTATCAGTAGTTGCAAATAAAACTGCTGAAGAGATTGAAAACAGAATTTGGATTGGTGGTACTGCACCAGCATTCGCAGGTTTCTTATCTAACGATGGAGTATTTGATAGAGCAGGTTTAGGTGCAAGTGCATTAGTACCAGGTGGTAGTGGTGCAGGTTACTATGCTGTTGGTAAAACAAGAGGTGTTTCAATTACTGCTATCACAAACGCAAATATAGATGATGCTTTAAATTCTGCATATGCTACTGCCGTTGCAGGATGTCCAGGAATCTTACAAAAAGATGACTGCAAATTCTTCGTAAACCAAAAAACTTACGGATTATATATGCAATTCTTAGCACTTTCCGGAAATGGTCAAGGTGTAGGTATGTTATCTTTAAATCAAGATTTCAATGCTCTTCAATACTTAGGTATTCCGGTTGTGGCTTGTCCAGGTATGCCGGATGATGCTATCGTATTAGCACAATCTTCTAACTTGTTCTTTGGTACTAACTTAGGTACTGATGTAACAGAGGCAAAATTGATTCCATTCTACGAGTACGATGGTTCTGATAATGTAGGTGTATCAATGAGATTTGCAGTTGGAGTACAAGTAGGTATTCCGGATGATGTAGTTGTAGCAACAACTACTGCAATCTTACCTGCTTAATATATATTAATAGAGGAGGTGTAAAAGCCTCCTCACTTTTAAAAACAACATTTAATTATGGCTTGTACAATTTCTAATGGTAAGGCACGATATTGTAAGGTACAACCAGGTGGTATAGATAAAGTATATGTGATTAATCGTTTCGATGCAAATCACATTACTGCCGTAGCATTTACAGATGGTGAGGCTACTGCTTCATCCGGTTTGAGCTCTGCATCAGCAGGTACTTGGTATCCTTTCGATTGCGATCCATACCTTTCCGGTCTTACACAAACTATCGTAGTTAACGAAGGTGGTGGTGTGGGATTCCAGCAAGATTTGGAATTAGTTTTTAAAGGTGCGTATGGTAAAGCAGATGTAGTATTTGAAAATTTGTCAAATGGTACTTGGCAAATGGCAGTATTAGATAATTCGGGTAAAGTATATTTATGTGGCTTAGATAAAGGTATGATTTGTACCGGTGGTTCATTTATACACAATGGCGATAAAGCATTATCTGATAATCTTGCATATACTCTAACTTTTTCTGCAATAGAAACAGCACCTGCATCAAATTGTGGTTCTGATAGTAATTTCTTAGGGCAAACTGCCGTAGATAATACATTAGGTTCACAGATTGATGGTTCTTGATAAATAGTATATCTATTTAATAATTATGAGAGGGTAGGTAGGTAAATACCTATCCTCTTTTTCTTTAAAACTGAATTATGGCAAGATTACAGATTAAAAAAGAATATGTTGGTGCAGAGATAAAAGTAAATCCATCTCTTACATTAGTGTTTTCAGAATATATGTCTGATAACGATTACAATTACGCACTAATAAAATTTCCAGCATTTTTTGAGAAACCTAAAAAGGTAAAGAAGAATGATAAGGCTGAGTAATAAGTATGGTAGAAAGGTTATTTTTGCTAATATATATAAGAATAATGAATCTACAAGTGTAAGTACTACACAATATTTACCTAATTCTCAACATACAAAGTATAAAGATACACAATATAAAATCCGTGTAACTAATATTGTTACTAAGACAGAGAAAGAGGGGTTTTTAACTTTAGAGGGTAAGAATGAAAGAGGTGCATATTTCTCTTTTTTGATGACATCAGACATTCTTGCCGGTAATTTAATTATAAATGAATTAGGTACATATAAATACACTATCTATGCTATGGGTGATGCCGGTAAGCAAGAAAAAATTTATGAGGTAGATAGAGGTTTGTTTCATATATTTAATAGTGATACATTTGAAGATAATTATATAAATCCATCTGCTACCACAATTCCAGCAGTTAAAGTTTATAAACCTGCATAAAAATGAGTGAATTACTACAATTAGGACAAGGTCATAGATATACAGATGATTCAGAGGTTGTAAAACAAGGACAACCATTTGTTTCATATGGCTCTAACAATGATTATCCGGATTTCCTTATAGATTTATACCAAAAATCAGCAGTACATAACGCATTATGTAACTCAATTTCTACTTGGATATATGGCGATGGTATTACATCTCCCGATATAAATACAAAATCAGAATCTTGGGCAAAATTTAAAGCATTATTTGAGCAAGGTATTGGTAAAAACACAATACAGAAATGTATCCTGGATTTGAAAGTACACGGAGGCTTTTATTTGTCTATATCATACTCTTTAGATAGGAGTACAATATCAGAGATAAATCATATGCCTTTTGAATGTATGAGAGTAGAACAAGAAATGAATGGTGAGGTTGAATATTACCTTTATTCAAAAGATTGGAGTAATTACAGAAAGGCAGGTTATGAAAAAGTAAAATCATTCGATCCATCTTGTAAGAAATCATATCCAAATCAGATTGCTTGTTTTAAAATGTATTCGGTAGGGCAGTATTACTATCCAAAACCGGATTATCAAGGAGGTATTAATTACATTGAGCTCGATAAGAATGTATCGGAATTTCATTTGGCTAATATAAAGAATGGTCTTGCACCATCTTTTATGATTAACTTTAACAATGGTATTCCATCTGATGAGAAAAGACAAGCAGTAAAAAATAGTATAGAGCAAGAATTAGCAGGTTCATCTAATGCTGGTAAATTTATTGTTTCATTCTCTGATGACAGAAATAACTCCCCCGAAATTACCGTACTACCACAATCAGATGCAGATAAACAATATGAGTTTCTATCGAAAGAGATTACATCTAAAGTAATGATTTCGCATAGAGTAGTTTCACCAAGATTATTTGGAGTTAATGCAGATGGTGGTGGTTTAGGTAATAACGCAGATGAATTAAGAACTGCATCTATTTTATTTGAGGATACCGTTATCAATAATTATAGAGATATTTTATTGGAGGCGATGCAGTTGATTATGTTCGAGGCAGGTCAACCTATTAAACTTGAATTTTCATCTAAAAATCCTTTCCAATCAGAAGAAGATGCTAAAAGAGATGTAGAAGAAATAGAGGCATCTGAGCATCATTTTAAAAGTTTGGAGGATATAGATAAGAAACCAACTAAAGGAATGATTGCAGAGGCTAAAAAAGGCTTAGAATGGCGAAGAGAATATGGTAGAGGTGGTACAGAGGTTGGTGTGGCAAGAGCAAGAGATATTGCTAATGGTAAAAATTTAAGCATAGATACTATAAAGAGGATGCATTCATTTCTAAAAAGGAGTGCAGATAATGAACAAGCAGAAGGTTATGAGCCAGGAGAAGATGGATTCCCATCAGCAGGTCGCATAGCCT